CAACGATCCAATCCCCGGTGGATTGACTGGCTTGTTCCTGTTCTTGATGAATGGCTGGCAGGTAGTGGCGGATAGCACTGTGACCTTCGACGGTATCATTTACCACGACGATGATGGTGTTTCACCTTTTGTCATCTTGCCGGGTGGTGGCGTTACTAACAAGGTCGCCGCACTGGCGTATGGAGTCAGCACGTCAGGATCAACCGGCCCGACTGCCGCAGAGATCGCCGCTGCCGTCGCCGCCCTGATAACCCCACTCACCCTCCAGCAATTCATCGCCCTCAAATAAACCGTGAAGCAACGCTGAATAGCGTAAACACGCCACAAGATTTACAAATGCGTAAAGTCAAAAGGAGTACAGCAATGAAGTGGTTTACTTTTCAGGCAAAAGGCGAACAGAACGTCGAGATTTCTATCTTCGACGAAATCGGCATGTGGGGCGTTTCAGCCAAGGAATTTATCGCGGAATTGAAACAGCACGCAGGCAAAAAAATCACCTGTTACATCAACTCCCCCGGTGGTTCAGTCTTTGACGCCCTGGCAATTTACAACGCCCTACGCGCAAACGGTTCCGAGATCACCACCAAAGTAATGGGCGTGGCGGCTTCCGCTGCGTCGCTTATTGCAATGGCTGGCGACAAAATCATCATGCCCGAGAACACATTCATGATGATCCACAACCCAATGGTGGGCGCCTACGGCAACGCGGAAGAAATGCGCGACATGGCCGACGTACTGGACAAAATTGCAGCATCACTGATCGGCGTTTATGTGGCGCGTACTGGTTTGTCGGAAGCTGACGTTAAGGCGCTGCTTGACGACGAGACGTGGCTTAACGCCGCCGATGCTGTCGAAAAAGGTTTCGCTACCGAGATGGAAGTTGCGCTGAAGATAGCCGCGTCCTTCGACCTAGAACGCCTACCAGAAAACATCCGCAGCGTTTATGAAGCCAAGGCCGACGACCAAGACGACATCGAGATTCCAAATGGCGACGGTGTTACCGATGAGCCAAAAGACACCCTGGCCGACGAAATCCAATCGGCAGCGGACGCAATTGGCATGGGGGCTTACGCTACCGTCGCCGCGTTCCACGCATCTGTCAAAAACATCGACGACGCAAAGAATTTTCTAGCCAACGCCCGCGAGGTAATCGCCCTGTGCGCACTGGCCAAGAAGCCTGATATGGCCACCGAACTTGTCAACAGTGGTATCCCGGCTATCGAAGCACGGGTGAAACTGAGTGATGCACTTGCCGCTGAAGACGCAGCAAAGCACACAAGTCAGGTACCTCCAGTTGCAAAAAACCAATCAACGGCAAGCGGCGCCGGTGTTTGGGCAAAGATTTTTCCCACCGCCGCAAAGCAATCTAAGGAGTAATGCAAATGGCACTAACTGAGTCACGGCGCACGGGCGCTTTTCTTTTATCCGAGGCCTCCGGTACTCGCAGCCGTGAGGAGGTCACTATCGACCTTTCCGCTGGTGCGATGGAAGCAGGCACCGTTGTTTCAAAACTTGCAACCGGCAAATACGTCGCCTATGACGACGTTGGTTCCGATGGTTCCGAAGTAGCCGCTGGCGTTCTATACGCAGGCGTAGCTGATTCTGCCGCCGATCAAAAAGGCGTCGTTCTCGTCCGCGATTGCGAAGTAACTGGCATTCGTCTTGTCGGTTCAAACGCCAACGCTGTCGCCGATCTGAAATTGCTCGGCATCATCGTCCGCTAATCGAAAAGGAAACTTGAAAAATGGCAACTCTTGATATTTTTAAGGACGACGCTTTTAGCCTGTCCTCCCTGACCACCGCAATTCAGAACGTACCGTATCAACCTGGTCGACTGGAACAGCTTGGTCTTTTTGGTGCCGCTGAAGGTGTAACCACCTTGTCGGTGATGATCGAACAGTACGACGACGTTTTGGCACTGGTACCAGTTTCCCAACGCGGCGCACCGGCTACCCAGACCTCGCGTGGCACCCGCAAGCTGCACAGCTTCACGTTGCCGCACCTCAAGCCGGAAGAGTCTCTCCTAGCCGATGAAGTGCTCGGCGTCCGTGCTTTCGGCAGTGAGTCTGAAGTCGAAACCATCGCTAATTTGGTAGGTCGTCGCCTGTCGAAGATGCGTCAGAACATCGAATACACCAAAGAGTCCCACCGCATGCTGGCGCTCAAAGGCGGTACGGTTGATGCGGCTGGCAACACTGTCGACCTGTTCGGTGTGTTCGGTGTAACTCAGGACGTTATCGACTTCGCCCTCGATGTCGATACCACCAACATCCGCCTCAAGATTCTGGCCCTGCTGGAAAGCATTGAGGATTCATTGGGTGGCTTGTCGTTCACCGGTGTCCGTGTGTTGTGCGGCAAAACCTTCTGGTCAAGCCTGATCGAGCACAAGATGGTCAAGGAGAGCTACCTCGGCACCTTGGCCGCAAACACCCTGCGTGGCGACCCCCGCATGGAGTTTGAGTTCGGCGGCGTCATCTTTGAACGCTACCGTGGCACCTCCGCTGTCAAGATTGAAGACACCGACGCATACGCCGTACCGGAAGGTGTGCTCGACCTGTTCATCGCTCGCAACGCCCCTGCTGATTACGTCGAAACTGTCGGCACCATTGGTCAAGCGATGTATGCAAAGCAGTGGATGATGGAAGCCGACCGTGGTATCAAGATGGAAGCACAGGCCAACCCGCTTCACCTTTGTACCCGTCCAAAGGTCGTCAAGAAATTGACGGTCTAACGTGGCATTTCAATCCGTCCTCGCACGGATGCACGACCGCCTGTTGGCCCGTTTGGGTGAACAGGCGGTTTTGCGTGGCACTGAGAATTGTCAGGCGAACATCGAGCGTGGTGTTGTTGTGGACTACGAACCGGGCGACGATAAATTTCAGCGCAGCGAATTTGCGGCGGTGGTCGACATCGCTAACATCCCAGCGGCACTCAACCCAAAGCCGGGTGACACCCTGGTGGTTGGTGCTGAGTCTTTCGTCATCGACGCAGTAGCGGCAAACAACGGACACCTCGCGCGCTGCGTGCTGCGATGAACAGTGTCATCTCGGTAAACACTACCGAACTTGTAAAGCTCGCAGCGGATTTGAGCAACGCCGCCGATATATTCGGTGGCGGGGCATCTCTGGCGGTAAACCGCGTTGCGGAAACAACCAGAAAAAATACCACCCTTGAAATAACCTCTCAGGTAAACCTTGAGCGCGACTACGTCGACCGCAAGGTAATCGTTTCGCAACAGGCCACGGACAGCAAGCCCCAGGCGGTACTTGAGGTAGCCGACGAACCGGTGTCACTTGCTAACTTCGGCGCACACCAGAAGTCGCAAGCAAACGTCTGGACCGCCGCAAAGTACGCCGCAGCTTTCGGCTCAATAGCCGCTCCCACACGCTTGCCGTCAGGAAAGATCGCGCAATGGATACCCCGCAAAGGCGACACGCTTCGCGGTATTCAGGTCGGATCGAAAGCCGCAGGAATAACTGCCAGCGTGGCCAAAGGCACGAAAGCATTTCGCCACGTCTTTCTCATGCCAGTTTTAAGCGGCAAGGTACAGGCTGGGCGGTGGGGGGCTTTCTCCCATGAGCGCGGCGGCAAAAAAGTTAACGCCATGTACGGCCCCTCCGTCTACCAAGTAACCAAGGGCGTTTGGCGCGACATGTACGACGACATTGGCGACGAACTCGATTACGAGGTTGGCCAAGAAGTCAGCAACCGAATTGAAACAGCATTGAGGGCAAAATGAGCACAGCAAACAACGTAGCACTGGCGGTTACCGCCCGCCTGCAAGCCATCACGGTAGCAAATGGCTACGACACCGACATCGGGTTGAAAGTTATGCGCGGGCGCAAGCGACTGGAAGAGGCGCACTTACCCTGTGCGGTCATCATCGAGCGCCCGGACAACCCAGAAAAACAAAGTCTCCAGCGCGAACCACAGGTCAAGATCAAGCAAAAATATGTGCTTGAGGGGCACGCCGCTTGCGACCCAGACAACCCAAACGACATTGGCCACAAGATTATTTCGGACATCAAGAAAGCAGTTTGGAAAGACAAGCTGACCTTCGGCACCGACCAGAAGGTGTTTGCGGTCATGTACGAGGGTTGCGTTATATCCCCCCGTGAAGACGGTATCGCGGTCGTGTCCGCCGCCGTCGAGATTTCGGTTGAATTTGTGGAAACACTATCGGCCCCGTGAAGTATCGCTGAATAGCGCAGTCTCGCACTGGTGGGTATGGTCGCTATAAGTAGCATTTTCATCCACACGCGGCGCCCGTCGCCGGAAGTTTAAGGAGTATCAAAACATGAGTTCACGTGGCTTTTTGGGCGCTGGCGACCTATTTGTACGCACATATAACCCCACCACCGCCGCTTTCGACCAATGGACCGGCCCTTTTGAAGCATCTAAGTTTGAGATCAAACCGAACTCAGACCTCAAGGAGATGGTTTCCCGTGGCCGCAGCACTTACGGTCAAGTAATCGAATCCGTCCCGCTACCGAAACCTGCCGACCTTTCGGTGACTTTTTCCGAGGTGAACAAAGATTCGATTTCTATGGCGCTGTTCGGCACCGCCAGCACGCTGGCCCAAGGCTCTGGCACGGTCACAGACGAGGTTGTTGTAGCCGCTCAAGGTAAGTGGGTAAAGCTCGCCTTCGGTAACATCGCCACTGCCGGTTTCGTCGTCAGCCACACTTCAGGCACCCCGAACTACGTCCTGAACACCGACTACGAAGTGAACTACCGTCTCGGTATGCTTCGCATCCTCGCCGGTGGCGCAATCGCCGACGCAGCCAGCCTGAAGGTGGATTACACCTACAACGCTATCGCCGGTACCAAAGTCGCCGGTGGCACGCAAACTCAGGTTCGCGCGCAGTTCAAGCTGGACGGTGTCAACTTTGCCGACCAACTGCCGGTCATCGTCGATGTGTGGGAAGCCGTTCTTACCCCGGACAGCGCGTTTGACTTCCTGCAAAACGACTTTGCAGAGATCGCACTGAAGGGTCGTCTGAAAACGCCGGCTGGCAAGGCTGAACCATTCACGGTCGAACTCCGCGACGCTGCCTAACAGCGTTTGGCATTAGCAGGGTGGCCCTTATCGGGGTCACCTTGTCTTAACGGTTTCACAGAAAACAGACAATGGCCGCACAAACCAATCGCACAATTACGCTGACACTCAACGCCCAAACAAACGGGTCGGATAGCGTAAGAGACTTGGCAGCGGAGATTGAAAAACTCGGTAAAAAGGGTGGTGACGCCGCCCCTGAGTTTCAGGCACTAAGCAAAGAGTTGAACGAACTTGCAAACCGCAAGGACACGGTTCAGACCTTTGAAGAATTGACCACAGCGGTTGTCGCCTCGCGCACCGCGCTTGATGCTGCCAAGGCTGCCGCAGCAGCAGAACAGACTACGCTCACCGGATTAAAGCAAACTCTCGACGCGGTACGCACCGCCGAGGATACCTACGCCGCCACTGTCCGTGCGGCAACGGTAGCAAAGACACAGACCAAGCAGGCCAACCTTGAGGCCAAGGCGTCGCTTGACGCTTTTGTGGCGTCCATCGGCGGAGCGAAACGGGTCACCGACGACAACCGTGAGGCGTACAACGCCCTGACACAAGCGGTGCGCGGTACCAAGGCTGAGTACACCGCAGCTTCAGCGGCACTAAGCAAACTCAACCCCGAGTACGAACAACTCAAAAAAGCAACGAACGAGGCGTCGGAAGCGGTAAAGACTCAAGAGCGCGAATTCAACAAAGTCAACACGACGGTTGACGCCGCACGCACCGAATACACCCAACTGACTGACGCCCTGGGGCAGACATCCACAAAAATGTCGCAGTTGGGTGTGGACACCAACGACCTCGCCGGCGAGAACAATAAACTCGTTCAGTCGATGGCGCGGCTGCAAACCGAGGCCGACCAACTCAAAACGGCACTTGCCAACCCCGGCAAGGCCGCGCTGACAGCATCACAGCAGATCGAACAGGCATTCGGCACCGTAGGCGTCAAGTCAACCAAATCTTTGCAGG